GCTTTCTATCAGGCATATATTTTTTATCAGTTACAACTTTAGGATCAAATAATTTTGTATTTACTTTTATATCATCAACTCTTTTTTCGGCAGCTATACTATCTCTACCATATTTAAACAAAGGGTCTAAATTAAATGTTGGTGGTATACCCATGTTAATAATTTTTTGTAATGTAGTATCTGGCATATCTTTAAACTTAGGTGTGCCGTCTTTATTAAATTGATCTACTTTAAATTGTTCTATAGATCTTTCACCAAAGATACCATCTTGAAAATCTCTCATTACTTCGTTATATCTTTCACCTGTAAATATAACTTTACCTTGTGCATCTAGATGGGATTCTAACTCATTAACTTTATTTCTTAATTTATCCAGTGCTTGTTGTGTAGGAACTTCACCTTCAATTTTTACAGTTGGCTTTTTACCTTCTGCTAATTCTTTTTCTATTTTTTTAGATGCCTCTAAATTTTTTTCAAACTCTTTTAATCTTGCTTTATTTAATAAAAATGCATCAGATATTTTAATATATTCTTCTGCAGCTCTACCCCTAGTTTCACTAATAGTAGTTTTAGATTCTTTTCCTGTTAAACTTTTGTAATCTAAAGCTGCTTGTGATTCTACTCTTATAGGTTTACCTTCTGCTTTTGGTGATAGATAACCAGCTGCACCCCATACAGTTGCAGCAGCAGCTCTATCTTCTAAATTTGCATTATGACCTGCTGTTAAAAAACCAAATCCACCTAATGTTGCCATTCTAGGCCCAACACTTAGACCATTAGCCCAACTAATAACTTTACCAGTTCCATATCCATATGCAGCAGCTTTTGCAATATCAACTGCATTACCATCATCTATTTCTCTAGTAACATCTGTAAGTGCAATACCTTTAGCTAAACCACCTGATACTCTTACTGCTGGCACATATTGTAAAACTGTAACTGGCAGTGATGCAAAACCCGAAGCTGTTTTATTTACATAACCTGATGGTGGCTCATAACCAAATGCTTCTGGTGCTGTACCTCTTGCTAAAGATTTAAAATAATCTTCTGCATAAGTATATATATTTTCTTCATCAGGTTCAAAACCTAATGTAGTTCTACCCCAGTTATAAAATCTATCTATACCTCCAGGTATGCTGCCTAATAATTCGTAAGCTGCACTTACACTACTTGAAAATCCATATCCTAATGCATTACTAAACTTTTTACTTTGCTCTTCTCTTCTCTTTAATATTTCAGGATCTACTTCTTCAGGTGGTTGATTAAATAAATCAAACTTATAAAAATTACCACCATCTAAAATATTAGATGTATAAGGATTTAAATCATAGCCACCTTCATATAATTGTTTTATAGAAGGATGTTGCTGTGTTAAATCTTTTGTATCAAAAGAAAAATCAGCCATTATGGAGTTGCGTCTTGTATTTGTTGATTATCTTGTTGTGCTGCTAGAGCTTTTTTAAGTGTAACAGTTAGTTTTTGTCCTTTAAATCTAGGTGGTATATCATAGATTTTACCATTGTACATAAACTGATCTTCAGTAGGCATTTTTGTTTCCATCTTTTGTTCTATTTCTTTTGAAGTTTCAGTTGATGGTTGTGGTGGTTTTTTAGGTTCTACCACTTGGCCAAAATCAAATTTACCTAAATAATTTTGAGCAATATTACTACTGTATTGATTAGTTGCTGTTATTAATGCTTTTTGTGCATTTGCTACTTCTGTTCTATAATTTTCTACAACCTGTGCTGGCTGGTTGTCTCTAATTGCTATAGATAAAAGTTTTCTCTTTTCTTCTAAATCAGTTGATAAACTTGAGAACTCATTTTGAAATGCTTCAATTAATACTTTTGCTGATAAAGGATTTTCTAATGTATATAATCTTTCTAAATTAATATTATTTTCTCTAAGTTTAGTTGTAATAAAATTTTGTTTAGCATCACGATCTGTAATTTTTTTAGCATTATTAGCTATAATACTCATTTGATCTATTTGTAATAAATCTTTACCTGCCTGACTAGTAGGTTGTTTACCTAAAATACCATAAGCATTTGCTGTTATAAATGATGTTGCTATAGATGTTTTATAATCTTCTTCAGCAAAATCTAATTTATTACTAAACTCACCCATTGTTGTAAGTAAGTCTGTTGTTTTTTTGATCTTAGATATTTGTCCAATTTTATTTCTAATATCGTTTTTCTTTGTATTATAAAATGTAGCTGCTGGGATATATGGGTCTTCAGCTTTTGTAATGATAGGACTTAAAAATCTTTTCTTAAGTTTTTCTTGAACATCTATATTTTTTCCTAAAAATAAATCCATGTCTTCATTAAATAATAAAGATAATGTTTTATCTACTGCCATTTCTCTGTCTTCACCTGGAACATTTAAGGGAAATAGATTAGGATTATTAATCATATAATTTTTCATTTGCCCAAAATTATCATAGGCTGCATCTAAATTTTTTACTTCACCATTAAATTTATTTATTTCTTCTTGGCCTATTCTTTTTGTTTCTAGAAAATCTCTTTGTGCTTCTGCTTCAAAATTATCTAATATCTCGTTACCTAAATTTGATACTACATTTCTAAACATTCTTGCATGTTTACCCATATTATTTCTCCATTAATCCTTTTACTGATTCTTTTTCTATTTTTTCTTCTGTCATTTTATCCATAGGTAAATTATCTAAATCAATTGATTTTTTAACTTTAGCCATATCTTTATAAAACTCAGTATCTTCAGTATCTTCTAGATTTATTTTTGCAGGAACTTGAGCTACTTGTGCTTTTGACATTATCTGCATAGCTACAATTGGCTCTAATAATTTAGCAACATCAACTGTAAATTTACCTTCTAAAAATCCTGAAAATGTAATAACTTTAACAAGAGCTTCTATTGGCACACCAACTCTCATCATTGTTAATAATCTTTTTAATTGCTTTGGATCACTTAATCTATCATAAATAAAATCAGCCGCATCTTCAATTTCTGGAAACTGTGGTGGGTGTTCCCATGGATAGTTACCTGGCTCATCAGTTAATCCTTGACCTGGTATAGGTGCATTAAAAGGATTAATTGTTGGCTCTTCATACTGCGTAGGCATTGCAGTTGGTCTTTTTTTTATTTTTTCTATCTCTTGTGCTTGTTTTATAATTGGATCTAATTCTGCCATGTTATGTTCTTCTTGTTGTTCTTCTTATGTTAGCCGTTGTACCAGTTCCCATACGACCTACTGAAGTTAAATAATATCTCCAATACGCCTGTAATGCTGCATAATTTTGAAAGCCAGCTTCACCTATATCTTTAAAACTAGGTCTACCTGCTGTTGCTCTTGATAAGTTTGTACCACTAACTTTATATTCACCTAAACTTGGTGGTTTAATTATTGTTGTTGATGGTCTACCCTGACTACTACCATCACCTAAAAAACTTGAAGCAACTGATGCTATATCTTGAACTGTATCATTTCTTAAAAAATCAACTGCTGTATTTGTAATATCTACTATTGTATCATACCATGCCATTATTTATCATCTCCCATTTTATCTATTACTTTTAATCCAAATCTACCTAACATAGTATAGAACTTTTCTTTAGATGCTTCATCAGCTAAATCTAAAGTAGTGCTTCTTTCTATAGCAGCTAGTGCAGCGTTGTGTGCTCTTTGTAATTCATTCTGAGAAGAACTATTTACCCAAGATGCTTCATCTCTCCATTGTTGCCACATAGCAGATAATGCAAAGTTAGATATGTTTAATAAGTTTTGTGCATTAAGTTGGTTAGTTGCATTTACTACAGCTGTGTTTGCTGTGTTTACAGAACGTCTCCATTGCACATTTGACTGATCAATAACTCTTTGATTGTCAACATTAAATCTTTCTCTTTGATCAACTAGGTTAGCATTAAAAGTATTTATTTGTGTTTGTCTGTCAGCGTTTGCTTTGTCTACTGCTACTTGATTATTTGCATTGATAGCAGATATTTTATTTTTTTCTGCTAAAGCAAATTGATTCATAGCATCAGATCTCGCTGCATTTTGTTGTAATATTTGTGAACTTAAGTTATCATAAAATTGATTAACTTGATTTTCACTTGTTGCATTAAATTGTCTAGCTGCATTTTGTGCGGCTTGATCAGATAATAAAAATGCTTGACTTACTTGTAAATTCTGTAGACTAGCTTGTTGATTATTAGACAAGTTAGCCATGTCCATTTGAAAAAAATTATTAGCATTTGTAATTGCAGCTTGCTGTCTGTTACTAAGATTTTGAAAAATCATATCTTTGTAAGTTTGAGCATCTGCTTGTGCTATAGGTATAGATGCAGTTAGCAATCCATCTGCTAATGCTTCAGCCATCATAGAGCTTGCACCTAATCCTCTTTGTGCCATAGCTGCTCTTGTTGCAGAAGCCACACCTCTTAAGTATGCAGGTAATGCTGTACCCTGAGATAATGATGTTTCTATATCTTGTGTAATATTTGCAAGCTGTCCTCTTACTGTAGCATCAGCTGTAATTGTTCCAGTTTGTGCAGCCATTGGCTGAGTTACTGTGCCTTGTGCAGCTGTCATCGTAGGTGTTTGACCAGCTACTGTAGCAGCAGTTGTTGCTGCATAGTTAGGCATAGTTGGTGCTGTAACAGCCTGTGATGTTGGTGTAGTTTGAGCTGTAGCTGTAGGGGCTGAAGGTATAGTTGGTGTGGCAGCTTGTGTTGTAGTACCTAAACCACCTGTACCTAATAACTCATTTGATTGAACTGTTTGGGCCTGAGCACCAACTGTTGTACCACTAGGTAATGTTGGTGAATTAAGTAATGTATCAATTAAAGATACTACTTTTCTACTACCACTTTGTTCAGTAGTTGTAGGCTGTAAAGAACCCTCAGGTAATGTAGTTGTATTTGGTGCGTCTGTTGTCGCCATTATTATTTTCCTTGTCCTCTATATTTTGATCTATTGGGCACTCGTTTATTATATTTTTTATTGTGTCTCCCAGGTCGTCTTTTTTTAGTTTGTTTTACAAAATTGTTAACGCCTATGAGGGATTTGCGTTTAGCCATTTAACTATGGTTTAGTTGGCCATACAACGTTATCACATTTTTCAACAGTGTCTTTTCCTTCAGGCAGGTCTCTTAAGTCTTGTCTGTATGTTTCCATGTCAGCTGACATAGTAACATCAGATAAAGCATAAAAGTCTGTCTCTGCTAAAAGTCTATTTCTTTTAGCTCTTAAGTTAGCTTGTGCTCTTCCTAAAGCACCAGCTTCCCAAGCTGCTTCTTCAGCATCTCTAGCTGCTTCTTCTTCAGCAGTTAGTTGGATTCTTTCACCGTTGACCATTTTATATCTTGGCATGTTTGTTTCTCCTTATTGTTGTTTGTTATCATAATTATTT